GGCATCGCAGCAGGCAGACTGGGCTTTGCATCGTGAGCTGTACCAGGTTGGGCCAGATGAAACCAGCGATGGCGTAAACGCAAAGCGGCTGCAGGCTGGAAAGCTCGCAGCCGAGATGCTGAAGCTACGCCATGAGGGCGAACGCAAGGCGCACAACATTAGCGATGTTGATGTTGCGGAAACGGGCAGGCGTGACGTTAAGGCCATGTCGGACGCTGAGCTTGAGGCTTTTCTGCGTGGATAAAGTGGCCGCTGCCGCAGAACTGCTGAAGCGCAGAAGGGCAAGGGCGCGGCTGATTGAATATATTTGCTACACAAACCAAAAATACAAGACAAGCAATTTTGCTATAACTGTTTGTCACGCGCTCGATGGCTTCGTTGAAAACGTAATGGCAGGGCTTCGGCCTATCTTGATTTTTCAGGCCCCACCACAGCACGGAAAATCTGAGATTGTTAGCCGCAACTTGCCAGCGTATTTGCTTGGCAGGTTTCCAGATTTAAGAGTGGGGGCGGCGTCATACTCTGACGAGCTCGCCAATGCAATGGCGCAGGACGTTCGGCGCAGAATATCCAGCGAAGAGCATCAGCGACTTTTTCAGGCCCCGTTGGTAAAACGTCGTTATGACGTCAATCGAACGGGCGAATTTACCGCCCCGGGCGGTGATGGCGGATATATAGGCGTTGGCATCGGTGCCGGGCTAACTGGTAGGCCGGTTGATATTGGCATTATTGACGACCCAACAAAAAACGCTCAGGAAGCGCTATCGCCAACCACAAAAGAGGGTAACTGGAACTGGTATCAGTCAGTTTTTACAACCCGACTATCGGAGAAATCCGGGCAAATTATCATGGCCACAAGCTGGGCCGAGGACGACTTGCCCGGGCGCATCATGTCGCAATTCCGTGGCGACCCGCGTTTGACCGTGCTGCGCTTCCCCGCGATTAATATGCCCGGGGAGACTGGGTACAACCCAGAATTGCCAGAGGGGGCGCTGGTTCCAGACCTTCACAGCCTGACGAAGCTACTAGAGACAAAGGGAGTCATGTCCGATTACTGGTGGGCGGCAATGTATCAGCAATGCCCGAAACCAGTTGGCGGTAACGTATTCAAAGAAAACGGCATCCGCTATTACTTGCCAAAAGAATTGCCGCAGAAATTCGAAAAAGTGATTGCGTCATGGGATTGCACGTTTAAAGACACGGACGGATCAGACTTTGTCGTTGGCCAAGTATGGGGCAAGGCGGGGGCGAATGTTTATCTGCTCGACCAAGTGCGGGCGCGCATGTCGTTCACAACAACCGTTTCCGAGGTTGTCAAGCTGCGCGACAAGTGGCCGAACATCAGGGAAATTCTGATCGAAGACAAAGCAAACGGCCCGGCTGTAATCGATACGCTGAAGAGCGCCGTGTATGGGATTGTCCCGATCGAGCCGGATGGATCAAAACTCGCAAGGGCCCACGCGGTCACCAGTTATTGGGAGGCTGGCAACGTCTGGTTGCCGCACAAAGAGATTGCGCCATGGGTAAAAGATTTGGTTGGCGAGCTAACGGCATTCCCGGCGGCGGCCAATGACGACCAAGTTGATGCGCTAACGCAGGCCCTGCGCAGGTTATACCCACTACATGCGCGGCTGAATATTTCCCAGTCGGCCATCAATAAAGCAATGGGGCTATAATCGAAAAAAATCGGGGGTAATGATGGGCAAGAAACGCAACAAAAGCGAATTGCAACCGCGACGCAGCGAAAAGATAGGGGCGTTACTTAGTAAGTTGGCTGCTGATAGCACACCATATCAGTATGCAATCAAGCCACCAGAGTTGCTGCCAGGCGTTGCGCCAGAAGGCATTGTGCCCCCCGTTCTTGCCATGGATTCTGCATCATCCTACGCGCAGGCCATGCAGTTGTATCAAGGTGCTGGGTTCCCTGGTTTTGCGTACCTGTCCCAGCTTGCCACCCGGGCGGAATACCGGGCCTTTGCGTCGGCAATGTCCACCGAGATCACCCGCGAGTGGATTGAATTTAATTCGGCCAGCGACGACGGCGAAGAATCCACCGACAAAATCAAGCTAATCGAGAAAGAGTTTGCCAGGTTGAATGTTCGCGGCGTTATTGAATCAGCCGCCCAGCAGGATTGCTATTTCGGGCGAGGGCAGATTTTTATTGACCTGATTGGGCACGACCGCGCCAAGCCGATGATTATCGACAAGCGCACGATTCAAATCGGGTCGCTTGTCGGTTTCCGTGCCGTTGAGGCAATATGGACGACTCCAAGCGCTTACAACTCAATCGACCCTGCCGCTCCAGACTTCTACCGGCCCTCTTCTTGGTACATGCTAGGAAAAGAGGTTCATGCAACCCGGTTGATGACGGTCATTACAAGGGCGCTACCGGACATACTGAAGCCGGCCTTCAACTTTGGCGGCATATCGCTTTCACAGCTGGCGGAGCCCTACGTTGATAACTGGCTGCGCACACGTCAAAGCGTGGCAGATTTGATCAACAACTTTTCCATCACCGGGCTGGCCACGTCGATGGATCAGATTCTGCAGGGCGATGACGGTGATTCAATTATCAAGCGCGCCCAGCTATTTACCGCCATGCGCAGCAATCGCGGCCTGATGTTGCTGGACAAAGAACGCGAAGATATTGTTCAAGTAAACACGCCGCTATCCGGCCTGCATGAGCTACAAGCGCAAAGCCAAGAGCACATGTGCGCGGTCAGCCGTATCCCTGCCGTGATTCTGACCGGCATCAGCCCAAGCGGGCTAAACGCATCAAGCGAAGGTGAGATACGCGTCTTTTATGACTGGATTGCAGCCCAACAGGAAGCCTATTGGCGACATCCGATTGAGATAATGCTGAAGGTGGTTCAACTGCACCTTTTTGGTGAGATTGATGACAGTATCGGTTTCACGTTCCGCCCACTGTTCCAGATGACGCCGAAGGAAGAGGCGGAGATCAAGGAGATCAACAGCCGCACCGCATCGGCATACGTTGACCGTGGTGTGATTGACGCATCAGAAGAGCGCGAACGGCTGGCAAAAGACAAAGCGAGCGGCTACAACGGGCTTGATTTGGACTTGCTGATTGTTCCGCCTGCTGGTGCTGGAACGACAGACCCGCTTGATGGCGCTGGCGATGGCGATGGCGGCAAAGCCTAAAACCGTTCGCCCAGTCCACGCAAATCGTGGCATTGAGGCGAAATATCGCAAGGCGCTGCAATCGCTGATTGTCGAGATGACCAATTCGGTCGAATACTGGATGCGCGCAGCCTATAACCGCAATCCGCCCAAAGTTGCGGAGCTGGTTGATCTTGCAGAAGACGCGAAGATCAGACAAAGTGGCCCGGCATCAGAGGTGATGCGAGAATTTGAAGATGTGGCCAAACGGTGGTTGCGACGGTTTGATGATGCTGCACCAGTTATTGCCGAGGCGTACTTGCGCAGCATGTTCAAAGCGTCGGATAGCGCATTCCGTGCGGCGCTGAAGGATGCCGGGTTTGCTGTCGAATTCAAGATGACGCCAGCCATGCGCGATGCTTTCAATGCGTCACTTGCAGAGAATGTTGGGCTGATCAAGTCGATACCTGAGCAGTATTTGCAAAAGGTAGAAGGCGCTGTGATGCGGTCGTATTCCGCTGGGCGTGACCTTGAATCAATGGTAAAAGACATCAAGGCTATTTACCCAGTTACAGACCGGCGCGCCATCCTCATATCGCGCGACCAGTCAAATAAAGCGAATGCCGTTGTGAATCGAACCAGGCAATTAGAGCTTGGAATCACTGAGGCAATCTGGATTCACTCGCATGGCGGCAAAGAACCGCGCCCGGATCATGTGGCGGCCAACGGCAAAAGGTATAAAATCGCGGAAGGGTGTCTAATCTCTGGTGAGCACATCTTGCCGGGCGAGCAAATCAATTGCCGGTGCGTGAGTCGCGCCGTGCTGCCAATTTAGGAGGGTTTTGGATGTCAGGAATCACACCGGTCGGAGAGTTGGCCAGCGACGGGCGCACGATTTACACGAATTGCGCCGCTGTAGATTACGCCTATGACGGCAGCGGCAATCTGATCACAGAAACGCTCACGCAGTACGGCAAAACGTACATCAAAACCTATACCTGGTCTGGCGCACAGCTTGTAGCCGAATCACTGTGGGAGCCGGTGGCATGAGCCAGTTTGCACAGTTTCTCAAGTTCATGTCATTGGCTCGGGCGGCACGTATTGGCCAGCCAGATGGCGGTGGCAACTCGATACAGTTTCCAAACGGCCAACTGAATAGCGCGGTGCTTGCCAGGCCTTCTGGCGCGAGTGGAGCCCAGCGCATCTGGTCGCCAGCGCCTTACCCTGCTGGCACAACCAACGTCACATTGCAGAATCAGATTCCTGTTCCTGCTGGCGTCAACGGCTTTTCGCTGATTTACGAAAACGGCACGTCAACGGCCAGTACGTTGAACGCCTGCAAGGTGGCATTCACAAACACCGATGGCGACAGCGGCAGCGCGCTTACATGGACTGCCGGTACATTTGCCGGCGCTTCGTCTATCGCTTTGCCGGTGGCGGTTGGCACGGCCCCGCAGTCGGTGATTACCCCGATTGTCTCTGACCGGTTCGATATTCCAGCATCCGGCGCCTATCTGATGGTGCGCAGCTACTTCAGCGGCTCAGGTTGCGCATTAAACCCAGCGGCTGGCGAGCTGACGGCCTTTGCTGGCGCAACTGGGCTGATCTATAAAACCGGCTTCGGCGCTGGTGCCGTTGCGGACAATGTCGGCATCGCCATGTCTGCAGGGCAGCTTATCTGCCCGTCTGGCGTGATCTGGTACGCAGACCGGCCAACGCTGACGCTCGCGGCCTTCGGCGGGTCAACATTCAGGGGGCAGGGTTCAACCGCAAATGCGCTTGGTATGATCACGCGGGCGGCTGTGCTTCTTAGCAATTCAGCGCGGCTGTGCGTGCCATATGTTGCTGCGCAAAGCGGGCAAAACTCCATCACCGCCACCAGCCAGGTGGCAAAAACGCTGGCCACGCTGCGCCCTGATGTGGTGTTGATTCTCGGAGGCTCAGGCAATGATGGCGATTTAAGCGCCACTGGTTTTGCTGCAATGCGAAGCCGGGTTGCTGCAAACGTCGAGCAAGCGCGCAAGATCGGCGCGATTCCGATTGTCTGCACGCTGATGCCGTCTGTGTCGCTTACAGAACCTCAGAACGTGCTGCGGCAAGCGCAAAACGACTGGATCATGAACACGCTTACTTGTGCGCTGAAAGCCGACATTGCGACCGCAGCCGCCAATCCGGCAAACCCGAATCAAATTCTTCCCGCATATAATTCCGGCGACGGAACGCACCTGAACGACGCCGGTTATGCTGCTACTGCCGCCGTGATTGCCGCCACTTGCAGCAATTGCATCATCCTTCAGTGAGGGTATGTTGAGCACGACAAAACTGCTGCATGACGGAACGGTTGCCCAAGGCGTTGTGTTGCTGACGCAGGACGGCGGCTTAGCGCTAGAGACTCCGATTTTTGTCCCGGAGCTGGTCGGCAACTTCAACAACTACGATCACAACAGACGCCGCTGGCAGATGATCGGGCGCGACAACCTTATCAACAACGCTCGCGGGACTTTGTGGGAAGGGCCGACAAACTTCTATTCTCTGCCAACCGTTGGCATGCAAATGGTTGTCAAGTCGACATCGGCAAACGACACAAACGGCGGCAGCAACGTCCGCAAGATTCGCCTTGTTTATTTGGATGCCAGTTACATCGAGCGCGAAGAAATCATAACCATGAACGGCCTAACGGGCGTTTTGACGGCGGCCACGAATATTTTTCGGGTGAATTCTTTTCATGCGTATGAGATTGGGCCGGGCTTGGTATCTGCTGGTGAGATAACGCTAAAGAACACGTTGGAAACGGTTACTTACGCAATCATGTCCGTTGGGCTGAATACTGCTCGTCAGGCAATTTACACCGTGCCGGATGGGTGGTGGCTTTATGTAACTGGGTGGGAGGCATCAAGCGGCTCATCTGGGAATCACTGGTGCCAGATGGGCATATCCGCCACAGCGATGGATGGCAAGTTGTTGCCGGGCGCGTTTCTTACCAAGGGCGAGCTAAACACACAGAACAACAACGGCTATTTGCCGTTCTCAATCCCGATTCCGCTGCCGCCACGGGCCGACGTAACCGTGAGTGCAATATCAGACGCGCCTAATGCAAACGTTTTTGGAATATCATCTGTTTTTGGGTGGCTTGAACGAATTGCGCTTGATGGTGGGCTGTAATGAACAAAATCAACGAAATTGAAGGCATAATCACGGCATGAACAAATTGCATTTGGCCTTTGATAGAAGTGCTCGCCGCATCGATGAAGATGGGCGGATGCACCTTGATCGCTCGCATATTTCAAAAGCCGTGATCAATCCGTATTACGGCAGCGAAATCCCCGGCTACGAGTCGCTGGGACTGCAGCCCGATAAAATCTACAAGCTGCTGCGCGACCCGGCAGAGCTTGAAAAAGCCGCTCCTACTTTTGCCAGGCTGCCGATTTTGTCAAAACATCAGCCTGTTACCGTTGATAGTCATGCGCCTGATCTTGTCGTCGGCGTTATCGGTTCCGATGTGAAGTTCAATAGCCCGTATCTTGACGCCGATTTGTGTTTTTGGGATCAGTCCGCAATTGCAGGCATTGAAAGCGGGCAAGTAAAAGAGCTTTCTTGTGGCTACAGATACACGCCGGACATGACGCCCGGAGAGTTTGAAGGGAATGCCTACGATGGTCGGATGACGAACATTCGTGGGAATCACCTGGCGCTAGTTGAGGTTGGCCGCGCCGGGCCTGATGTAGTTGTGGCCGACCACAATCCTTTTTCGGAGGCTCCCGCCATGAAGATGAGCAAGCTGGGCAAGGCCCTTTTTGCTGCGCTGAGTGCGGCCTCTCCCAAGCTGGCAGAGGATTCTGCGCTTCCGGCTTTGGTGGGGCAGGCAAACGGCAAAACGTTTGACAAAAACGGGGTCAAAGCTAAATTGCTTGGCCTTGACGCAACCTTGAACCCTCAGCAACTCGACAACATCATCGACGCGCTGCTGGATGTTGAGCAAAACCCGCAGCCTCAAGAGATGCCGCCCGCTGCAGCTGCCGATCAATCGCCCGCAGAACAAATCCGCGCCTTGCTTTCCGGCAAGGTTGATGACGATGTGATCGAGAAGATTCTGGCAATGGTGGCTGCGCCTGCTGAAGATGGATGCGATTCTGACAAGGCCGGCGTTAGCGTGCAGGCGATGGATTCTGCCATCAGCAAAGCGCGTGCAGAGATGCGTGCTGAGATGCTGGAAACCCAAAAGGCGTTGTCGGAAGTGCGCCCAGTGGTTGGCGATGTTATGGGCATGGATTCTGCGGATGCTGTGTACCGGTTCGCGCTTGATCACATGAAAGTCGATCATGCTGGCGTCGAAGGCGCACGGGCGCTGCGGGCAGTGTTCATTGCCGCTCAACGCGCTGCGCATTTGGCCCCGCAGCAGATCGCGCAAGATTCTGGCGGCGCTGTGGAAATGTTCCCCGCGTTGTCT